TGTCCTGTGGCCATCATTGCGGCTTTTTCTTGTGTCAAGTCGCCTTGGTACTGTCTGCGTCCCAGGCCATTGAGTGCGGCAAATGGTGTCAAATCACCAATGTTGGTCATGTTGGCTGCTCGGTTTGCGGCTTGTTCTGCATTGCTCACGCCACCACCACCAGTGTTGGCTTTGAGTGTGGCACGATTGATCTGTGTGTTCAACTGTGCATAGCGACTGATAGCGTCTTTTTGTGGTTGGCTAATGCTCAATCCACGAATGTCATCAGCCAGGCGTTTGCCGCTTTCATCTTCACTGTAAGCACCAGCAGCCATTTCACGAATCAGTTTGCCAGCAGCAGCGTATTGTGTGCCTGTGCCATTCATGATACCAATAATAGCAGGATCATTCATCAAGTCATTGATCTGTGTGCGTGTGACCTGTGCCACTTGGCGTCCGGCTTCGGCAGCATCTTGTACTGTGGCTTTGTGTTTGACAAATTCTTCGCGTTCAGCAGTGCTGACTTTTACATCTGCTGTGCGTTGTTCTTTGGCTGCTTCTTTGCCTGCTATTACATTTGCTGGTGTAGAAGCACTAGGTATTGCAGGTGCTGGAGCAGGTGCTGGAGCAGTCACTTGTGGTGCAGGTGCTTGTTGTACAGGTGCTGGAGCAGGAGCAGTCACTTGTGGTACTGGAGCGGGTACTGGAGCGGCAGTCAGTTGACCAGTTTCCAAACTGATCTGCGGTGCTGATCCGCCCAACTGACTCAATGTGTAGTTGGTTCCGTGTTCAGCATTGAACTGGCCAAGGAACTTGTTGGCTGCTTCTGGAGCAGCACTTTGAACTTGCATTTGCAGTTTGGCCCAGTCGCCAGCCAGTTTGATATTTTGTTGTTGCACTTGTGCCACACGCTGCATATCCAATGATCCGCCACTGCTTTGTGGGCGGAAACCAGTCATGCCTTTGCGACCAGTATCAGTTTGAATATAACTTTGTCCAGTTTTCTTGTCACTGACCAAGCGTCCTATTTCACCAGTGCGGTCATTGACATAACTGCCACCCACAATGTCCAGGTTCACACCAGAATTTAATCTGTTGAGTTCTTGACTGGTCAGTGGTGTGCCATCCATGCGGTAAGCGGCTTGGATTCGACCATCGCTGCTTTTCTTGATTTCAATGGCAGTTTGTGTGCCATCAGGATTGGCAATGGTTGATTGTTCGTATTTGGTAGGACCAAGGCCCAGTTTGATTGCTTCAGCACCAGCCAGTTCAGGGGAGATAAAACCCAAGGCAATCATTTTTAGGAAACTGCCTTCTTCGCCTTTGGCTCCGCGTCCTTGCACAGCATTGGCAATGGCTTTGCCATCACCTGCGGCAACCATTTCTTGAAACTTTTGTTCAGCAGCGGCTCGTTGACGCTCGTTGTTCAACAGTTCATAGGCACGCTCTCCTGCTCTTTTACGCAGGTGTTCAGGCATGCTGGTGTCATTACGCATGGCCAACAGTTCTTGTGGATTGTCTTGAATTTGTTGAAAGCGTTGTTGTGCCATGGGCAACTGCTCACCTTGTGTGAGTGGCACTGTGTTCATACCAGGTACTTGAATACCTGTAGTGGGTTGACCTTGTGCTAGGCTGTATGCACTGCCAGGTGCCAAAGCCTGTTCTGGATTTACAGGAGCAGCAGGTGCTGGTTGTTGTTGCATTTGTGGCTGCACAGGCACAGCAGGTGCTGGCGGTGCTGGTGGTTGTTGTGCCACAGCAGCACCTGATGCAGGAGCAGGTTGTCCAGCACGGCGTGCTTCGGCAATTTGTTTTAGTCGTTCTGGACCACCATTGGCAGCGGCTGCTTGAGCACTTACAGTCTTGTTTTGCAAATATCTTGCAGCACCAGTGGCACCCAGCAAGTGTGCCAAGCGTGTGTTTTCTTCTGTGGGATCTACACCTTTTGCCTGCAGTTGTTGTGCCAGCACGCCACGATATGTGTTGTTGGCCTGTGTTTGTTCTTCTTGGGTTAGTGATTCCAATGGACGATTGGCAAATGCAGGATTGGCTGCTTGAATGTCTTTGTAGGCATTGGCAGTGATACCATATGTGCCATATGCTGAACTCTTGCGTTGGCCTTGTGCATTGGCAGGATAGTGATATCCAATGTTGGGGTTGGCTCCGCTTTCTTGTTGTGCTGTATAGGCGTTGTAATCGCCTGGTTTGACCACAGTGGGTGTGACTGGGTTGGCAGCAGTGAGATCACGCTCATTGCCTTCAATTTTGAGTTTGACTTCGCCTGTGCGTGGATCAATGATTCTGGTTTCTTTTACAGGAGTAGCAGCGGCTTGAGCGCGAGCAGCCTCATCAGCCTCACGCTGAAGTCTCAATCGCTTTTCTTCTTCTGTTTCAGTTGCGTAAGGATCAACAGCAGTGTAATCACCTGTGTAGTTTCCCATTGTGTCGTAAGCCATTGTGTTATACCTTAAAATTTAATACCAAAACCAAGTTTGCTGTCATAGTTGCTTGAGGTTGTGCTGGTGCCTGTTGGGCCCAGGTTATAACTGGCACTTGGTGTACCAAAGATCACTGATGAATATTTGTTGTATAAGTCTTGTGGCACCATGGCAGCAGTAATACCTTGACCAGCAGCACCCAAGGCTTGACCAATACCGCCTTGGCCCAGTTGTGCCAGTGTTGAACCTACTGATGCTCGTTGAGCAGCAATGTCTTTGAGTATGCCAGCAGCGGCTGCTTGTTGTGCTGCTTGTGTTTGTCCTGCCAAGGCTTGTTGTGCCAGCGCACTGCGGGCTGATCCCAAGTTGCCAGCACCACCAAATGCTGCCTGTTGATTGGCCAAGTTTTGCATGTATTGTTGTTGTGCAGGCATCAATGCAGCATCTAGTTGTTGACGCTCATAATCTGGTGAAAACAATGTTTGCAAACCTGTGATACCACTACGCAAGGCTGATTCGCCTGTTTGACCAAGTGTGCTTTGTGCTTGACCAGCAGCACCTGCTAGATTTTGTGCAGCATAAGTGGCACCTGGTGCACTTGCTTTGTAAAGATCTGTGGCACCTTTGACTGCTTGTTCGTATGTGGGAGCAATGGTTCCTGTAAAGAATTGATTTTGAGCAGCAATCTGTTGACGCTGTTCATCTGTTAGTTGTGGTGTTTGTACTGTGGTACCACCTGATTTTCCAAAACTCATTGTGCTTCTCCTGCTGATTTAATATTTAGTGTATTCATGTTTTATGCCCTTTTTGTCTGGTTATCTTAACCGTAATGGTGGTGCTGACCGTAATGGTGGATTGACCTTGTTTACTGATGTTGCCATGGGTTTGAACACAGGCTTGGCCACAGGCTTGGCCACAGGCTTGGGTGCTGGTTTGGCCACAGGCTTGGCCACAGGCTTGGGTGCTGGTCTAGGTGCAGGAATTGGGGCAGGTTTAGGTGCAGGCCGGGCCACAGGTGTAGTGGGCTTCTGAATAGCCTGCACCAGTTTGTTCACAGCCGTGGTGGTAGGTGGTGATTGTGTGGGCTGTGGTACAGGTTGTGTGATGGGTGCAGGTGGCTGTGGTGCTGGAGCAGGTGCTGGAGCAGGTGCTGGAGCAGGTGCTGCTGCAGGTGGCATGGCCGACGCATATTGATTGTATGTTTGTTCAGGATTTGCCAGGCTGGGTGGAGTTGAAGCAGCAGGGGGTGTGCCTCCATGTTGACTTAACCAGTCGTTCCATTCTGGAATTTCTGTATAATTACCACCCAGACCAGATACGGCTTTGCCCATTAATGTGTTGTATTCATTGAACAATTCTGGAGTACCACCATATTCTGGACTGTAAACATTGTTGGCCATGTATTGTTGAAATGTTTGTTCAGGAGTTCGAAAACTGCCAGGACTGGCCATGCCTGGTGAATAGGCTGTGGTTGGATCATATTGATAATTTGTCCCTTGACTCATTAATTCAGATGATACCATGCCTGGATTAAGATATTGTTGTTCCAGTCCTGAATACACATGGTCACTGGGTTGAGAATTCATGAATGAAGTATACTGTCCAGTAATTGGATCTATAGTTCCACTGTCAGTTGTTGGCCCCGCAATGGTGTTGGTGAACATGTTGTTTTGTGACATAATCTGATTTAGTTGATCAGTAGTCAATGCTGGAGTAGTGCCAGGGGCACTGGTTGATTTTCCAGAATTGTTTGTGTTGTTATTTGTGCTCATGCTCATGATATTGTTCCTTAAATTCTTGGTGCCACAGGACCTGCGGTCAATTGAGTCAAGTATGCGTTGAGATCAGTAGGTGTGTACATCTGCTGTAGACCAAATGGCACAGCCGGTGCGTTAGGCACATTATTATATTGATTCTGACTGAATGTGCTACCTGTTTGATATGGATGTTGTCCCCAGTAATATTGACTTTGTACTGGACTTGTGGTGTTGTAGAATGTGTCTGGTCTTACAAACAAACCAGGATTGGCACCAGGTGGTGTAAGACTTTCTAAACTGGCAAATGGCAAATAGTTTATGGGACCATAACCTTTTGCTTCTGGTGGTTTGGGTGCTGTGATAGCACCAACTGCGGCAGCACCAGCACCTAACAAATCTAGATTGCTGGCACCAGTAAGGTCTTTGACTTGTTGCAATACTGATTTGTCTGGTGTAGGATTGGGATTTACATAATCAGGAGCACGGTCTATGACTTCTGGACCTGGACTCACAGCACCAGATGTTGTAGGTACTGAAGTGTTGCTAGGCAATCCAGTTGCTGTTGCTTCACTTGCTGTGCCTAAACTGCCTGTTAGTCCAGCGCCAGCACCAGCGGCAACACCGGCTTGTGTAAGTGTTCCGCCTCCAGCAGCAGGTGTGGTCAAGCCTTGGGCTCCACCCATTTCTGGTACATTGGCAGCACCTGTACCACCTGTGAGTCCTGTTTCAGCAGGAGCAGCAGGATTCAATCCTTTGCCACCACCCATGTCTGTCAAGTTGGGTGCTGGTGCAGGTGCTACAGGTTCTGTAATTGTGCCAGCAGGAACACCGGCAGCAGCAGCACCTTGACCAAGATTTCCTAACAAAGCAGCACCACCAGCACCAGCGGCTGTGACACCACCCGCACTGAGTATACCACCACCTGCGGCAGGCGTAGTCAATCCACTGGCACCACCCATTTCAGCAATACCAGGCACTCCTGTGCCAGCATTTAGGCCAAGAGTGTTTGATCCAGGTGCTGTACCAGGTTTAAATCCACCAAGTTCTGTGGGAGCAGGGGGTGGTTCTACAGGAGCAGGAGGTCCCACTGCTTCTACAGGAGCGACACTGCTGGGAGCAGCGGCAGTTCCGGCAGCAGCAGCACCAGCACCCAGGCCGCCACCAATGGTAGCAAGAGCAAGAGCACCTGGGAAGAACACACCCAGTTCACTCAGTATACCGCCACCAGCGGCTGCAGTGGTCAAGCCACCTGCACCGCCCATGCTGGCCAGTCCAGGCACAGTGCCTGCTGTCATTCCAAGACCACTACTGCCCATGGTCAATCCAGAGCCCAGTGCATCAGCGGCTGCTGATCCTGTGGCTTCTTCTGTTAAAAAGTTAATAAAACTAGGATCAACTCCACTTAACAAATCTGCAGTTTGTGCGGCATCAAGTATGTTCAATCCATATGCATCATATCCCAGTGCAATGTTGTTGACACCGGCTGTGGCAATCAAGTCTGGACTTGCACCAATGCTTTGTAGGTATCCCACATCGCTGGCACCCCAGCCTGCTGACGCATTCAATGCGGCCAATGGGTCACTTGTGGCAGCGGCATCCAACAGCATGTCTTCGGTGATTGTTTCTGGAAGGAAACTGGCAGCATCCATGGCACCTGTTGAGATTTCTGTAGCAAGATTAGCAGCAGTTTCTGCGGCACCAGCATCAATACCAAATGTACTTGACAATTCGCTGGCAATATCTGCGGCACTCATACCTTCGCCAGCCAGGGTGTTGGCAGCGGCACTGATATCAGTGGCACTGGCTGCTTCGCCAAATGCTGAAAACACACCTGAATTGATCAGCAATGATCCCACAGCCATCACAGCCAGGATCTTACCAAAATCTTCAAGACTCATGCCTTCTTTGGCTTTGGCCTGTTGTGCTGCTAGGTCTTTGCGTTGTTGTATGGCAACTTGTGTGTTGGCATCAGTAATTTGCCCAACCATTTTGTTGTAGTCTGTCATGCTGCCAATGGCTTTGCCAGTGGCTACATCAGTGTTCTGTAGGTTTTCATCCAGTTTGATCCAACGACCGGCTTCACCAGTTTGTTGATTCTTTGGTGTGAGATAATAGGTTACACCACCATCAACATATTTTGTTGTGCCAGCAGGTATTGAATTTGGATCAGGTAAGTTGGCTTCAATATCAGCATAGTATTTGGCCTTTTCAGCAGCCGATGCGTCTGCAGCCAATTGTTTTTGCTGAGTCAAATATTCCTGTGTGTTGTTCTGTATGGTGCTGCGAATCTTGTTGAATGATTCGTAATCAGGAATCACAGGACCTGTGAGTTGACCATCTGACCCTACTTTTTGTAAGCCTTGAGCAGTTTGTGTGTACCAACCTGCTTCATTTTCAGGTGTGGTGGGGTCATCAGGCACGGCTTCAAAATTGTAATCATTGATAAACTTGTTACCACCTTGTGTGGGAACGGGTAGTTTGGCTGCTTCGGCATACGCGGCTTGATCGCGTTTGGTTTGTGCCGCTTGAATTTCTGCTTGTCTTTGTGCCTGTGCGGCGATACCAGCATCTGTGGCTTGTGCTTTGGTATTGTATTGATCAATAATTGTTTGTGGCAATACAACTTCAGCATCTCGTGCAGATTGCACAATGCTGTTGAATTTGGCTGTGGTCAATTCTCCAGCATTGCCGGCTGTGATGAATTGATTGGTGATGTTTCTTTGTGCTTCAGCCTGTGCTTGTTGAGCAGCATCAGCATCAGCGGCTTGTGCTTTTCTAGTAAAAGTGTCAATAGTTGATTGTGGCAATACCACACCAGCATCTCGTGCAGACTGCAGAATACTGTTTAATTTTTCTGTGGTCAACCCCTGAGTATTGATAATCTGATTGGTAAATTCTGTTTGTTGTTTTATTTGTGCGGCTTGAGCGGCAGCATCTGCGGCTGCTTTGGCCTTGGCATCTGCTTGTGCTTGAGCCTGTGCTGTTTTTTGTGCTGCGGCAGCATCTGCGGCTGCTTTGGCTTCTGCGTCTGCTTTGGCTTGTGCTTCTGCGGCTGCTTGGGCTTTGGCTTGTTCACGAACCTGTGCTTCTGCTTGTGCTTTGGCCACGGCTGCTGCCCGAGCAGCAGTTTGTTCAACAATGGTGTTGGCACGAGTGGTGTCCAAAGTAATGCCAGCGGCTTTTGCCCGTGCTTGAACATCCGCCAGTTGTTCTGCTGTGGTTACTTTGGCCAGTTCTGAGGCAAACTGTGCAGTTTGTGTGGCCACAGCCTGTTTGGCTTGTGCTGCTTGCTGACTCACCAATGTGGTCAACTTGGCCTGTGTCAGTGAGGGCTGTTTGTTGTCCAACTCAGGTGCAGTTGTGGGATTAGCCACAGGATACAGTGTTTTGCCCTTGTCAGCACTGCCATACCAGGCAGCAGCCACGCCAATGGCAGGTTGCGCTGGTTGTAGATAATAATATCTTCCATCTGTACCAATGATACTTTTGGTGGTTGCAGTGTTGGGATCTGGTAGTGTAAATGTGGCCATAGTAATATTTAGTGGTACCTTATAACCAGGTGGGTTTAGCCGGCCAATTCACTGCGGCAGGAAACCCTGACTGTTGAGGAACATCCAACAATGCCTGTCGGTATGTGATTAGTTGTTGTTGTTGGTCTGTTGAAAGACTGGCATACCAAATGGCATTTACACGATCAATGTCAGATAATAATTTGTTTCGTTCCGATCGATTCACAAACTCTGCGGCTGAATGATTTAATTGCCAAGACTTGGTAACATAATCAAATTCATGTGGAGCCAACACAGTGCTGGGATCAGCAGGCATCACAACAGGTTGATTATTTTCAATATAGTATCCTGTGCCATAATCTCCCAGGATCCAATCACGACCTGCGAGATTTGCTGCAATTTGTTCTGGGTCAGCAATATCATAAACCAAGTCAACCTGACCAGTCTGAACATTGTATGTGGTATATTTCATCGTTTTAGCACCTGTCCAATCAGATTGTTATAAGCAGTTGATATTGTTGTGGTTCTAGTGCTAGAGCCACTGACTACTACCATGTGTACACTCCAAAAATAGGTATAACTGTTGCCGGCCACCACATTTGAATCAACATAACTTATGGTAGAAAAATCTTGAGCAATGGCAGGAGCATAGGCAGGACTGAGATAGGTATACACTGTTGAATATGCACCAGGAGGATCACCAGGTCCATTTCTAAACAAAGTATATTGAAAACTCTGTGTGGGATTGCCAATGGTCCAGGTAGCGTACACACTGGCTGCACCGCTTACATAAATGGTGTTATTTTGCGTAGTGACTGCCACAGTGACTGGACCTGCCAACACATAACCATAAGTGGGATATGAATTATTGACCTGCACACCAATGGTGACATTGCTGTTGCGTGATGCTGAAATATTGGTACTGATTGATGCAGGAACAACTGTGGTAGTTTGCACAGTGTTGGCAATTAAGGCACCTGCTGTGACCAGGCCTACAACACTGAGATTGCTGCCAATGGTGGCATTGCTGCCAACTTGCAAGTTGCCACCTACTGTGACATTGCTGCCAATTACAGCATTGTTGCCAATGCTGACATTGCCACCAAATCTTGCTGATCCTGTGGTGTAGTTTAACCAATATCCTGGGCTGGAGTTGTTGTTGATGGTTGCACCAAAACTCACAATGTTGCCAGTGTATAGATAACTGGTGCTGATTTGTGTGGCAGTAATGGTATTGGCTGCAATCTGACCAGCAGTTATAGTATCAGCAGCAATCTGATTGGCTGTTATGGTATTGGTCTGAATGTTTGTTGCTGTTATGGTGTTGGCAGCAATCAAATCACCAGTTATGGTATTAGAAACAATCTTGTTGCCAGTAATGGTGTTGGTTGCAATATTTCTTGCAATAATGGTATTGGTTGCAATCTGATCATTGGTCAGACTCTGATACACCACAGCAGTTGCTGGCAGGGTGTTGGCAATAACAACATTGCCTGGTGCTGTGTTGGTTGCAATAGTGTTGCCTGACACAACTTGACCCACTGCTGTGTTCCAAGCACTGCCATTGAATGTGTATGTTTCACTGACACCTGTTGTGGGATAAGCAAAATATGCTGTGTCGCCTGCCACTGGAGTCAATCCAGTACCAATAGGTGGCACTGAATTGGTGCGACTGCTGGAAAACCAACCTGTGAGTGTGGCTGAACTAACACTTGTGGGATCTGCTGTGGTAATAACATAGCCCATGGGAATGGGTCCGCGTTCACCAGGGGTACCTGCTGCTGTGGTCACAACATCTAGATCAATGGCCACATTGGCAGTTGAAACTACATAGTTTGAACTAGGCGGTGAACTTGCAGCAGCAAACAACACTTGTCTGCCACCAAGACTACTGTAATAAATGGTTTTGGTTGTGCCAAATCCACCTGCCACCTGATTCCATGAATAATCTGTGGGATTCAAACTGGCTGTAGATGTCACTGAATTATACACACCAAAATAATTTGAATTGGTGGGCACAGTACTAAATCCTGAACTACCGGTGGCATTGTTGGCATATCGAAGATTGATATACTGATACAAATATCCATAAACATTGCCACCAGTGTTGTATTTTACAACTTCACCAGTGGTGGTATTGCCAACCAAGGTGCCGGTGGGGATGCTGATGTTACCGGTGGCATTGCCAGTTTGGCCAAGATTGCTCAGCAAATAATTCACTGAATCTAACACTTGATCTGTGCTGGTGATTGCAAATGTAGTCATTAACGGCTGTCCTGTGTGGGTGTGAATTGCCAAGTGATGCCTGGACAAATCCAGGTATCTACACTACTGGTATTAGAAATTCGGATGGAATTTAATCTGTACACATTCTGATTGATCTGTGTCCAAGGATTGGAAGTGTCAATATCAATTGTGACAGCAGGCTTGTAAGTGGGAACCTGTCCCACACTGTCAGCACCACCCACTTGAATTGTGATAGTGCCTGTGCTGATTGTGGGCAGACCTTTTTGATCCAGATTGTTGACTTCTGGAAGTATACGGTGCACCAGGAGTTGTTCACTGTAGTTGGGCAACAGATGGATATTGTCTCTGCTGAACTGGCTACTAATGGCCACATTGGCTGTGTTTGACACAAACTCATGTCCACGATCTTTTTGTACCAGTTGCGAACTAGGGATACCGCGACTGTAAACCACTGTGCGGCTGGCAGGATTGAATCCCATGCTTGAATCTGGAAATTCTTCATACACAGGTGCTTCTGTGGCATGACTTCCAGAATCTACATTTCTAGGTGCATTGAACACATCTAGATCATATCTATAACTCAACATCTTGTTGCACCAACCTGTGCTGGTCAGATCAGGAAAATAAATTTCAATTTGACTTTTGCTGGTGTTGTTTACAATGTACACACGATCGGAGTATGTGGGATTGAGGTTGTCAAAGAACCAGTTCTTCACACGCTGATTGCCCAGACCTCGGAAGTTGCTGCCATCAAATACCCAGATATCTCTGGCATCTAGGCCATACACAGCATTGTCGGCATTGGCCCAGCAGTTGGCATTGAGCAGGCCGCGTCCTTGATTAAACAGTTTGATACCCAGTACAGGATTGTTGGTGCCTTGATAATTGATAGGACTGAACACCACAGTGTCCCAGTAACTGCACACAAAGAAATTGCCATTGCTGGGGAATCCATCCACCACAGCACCGCGCACAGGAACTTCAACTTCGTTGGCAATGTTCACAGTTGTGGGTGCCCAGGTTGTGGGACCATCATTAAGACCAAATGCCTGACTCCAACGCACTGTGGTGGGATAGTTTGTGACAATACTTGAAATAGCATCAGTCGCTGATAAATTACCAGCAATCAAGATTGAGCCCACATTGGGTGTGTTGTACAGTCGCATGAATCCGGCTGTGAGTGCTGACCAAGCAGGATTGTAGTTCCAGATGTAACCTGGACCACCAGGATTGTTTGAATAATTTACAAACTCAGTGGCTGTGGCAGTTAGATACATGGGAGGTGGTAGGGTATTGGTATTTGACAAATCCACAGCATTGATAAACAGCGTGGTACCATTCCAGGCTTCTGTGATATTGGTATCATCATTGTATCCAGAGATAGGAGTTCCGTTGGGAGTTAAATTGGTTATACCAGAATCATTGATACCATACCAGTTGCCTGCACTGGTGGCCACAACAAACCACCACACATTGTTGGCTCTGTAACCACCAGTGACATAGATGGGAGTTTGTCCTGAAGGCAATGCACTCAATATTTTTTCTTCGCCCAGCACGGATCTAATGCCACGAATGTCTGTTTCAATGTTGTAGCCTGAATTGTATTCCTGTGCTCCAAGATTGGTGCTGGGAATGTCAGGAGTATAACTCATGTTTGTAAACGGAGTTTTTACTTCTGTTAATACGCTCTTTATCTGTGCCATTTGTTGTTTACCTCGGTATTATTACGCAATATATCTAATCATTACAATTCCACTGCCACCATTTGATGCAGAACCGCTGCCGCTGCTGTATCCACCACCACCGCCAGAACCAGAATTGTTTGCACCTGCTGTGGAAGTAAATGCAACACCAGAACTATTGCCGGTGGCACCATTGCCACCACCGGCTTCTAAATTACCATATGTGCGGTAAGTTCCTGACCCTTTAAAAGTGACGCCACCGCCACCTCCTGCATAATATGTTGATGTGCCAGAAAAACTTGACAGTAAACTAGCACCACCATTGCCACCACTGGGACTGGTCAAAGATCCGCCACCAGCAAATCCATTGCCACCAGCACCGCCCCCGCCACCACCAACATAAATGCTTGCGGATGAATTGCCACCATTGTATGCTGCGGGAGTGGCATTGCTGGTGCCACCAAATCTATTTTGAGCAGTTGCTGCACCAGCAGACGCACCACCACCTGATCCACCATCAGAGCCATTGCTACCAGCACCACCACCACCACCACCAAGACTGATTAGGCCTAGGGCACTACTGTTGCCACCGTTTCGATTGCTATTATTATCAGTAATGCCGCCACTGCCAACTATTACAGTAAATGATCCAGGACCAATAGTGGCATTGCCACTTAAAACTTGTCCGCCTCCGCCTCCGCCACCAACTCCATTGCCACCGCCACCGCCGCCACCAACTAAAAAATATTGAACATTCAGAGTGTTTTCATATGTGATAAAACTGCTGTTGGCTGTAAAAGTGTGTAATTTATAAGTGTTGCCGCCATCAGTAATTGTGGTAATAGTTCCTCCGCTGGGAGAAGGCAATGCAATATTGCCAACAGAAATTCCTGGACCTATTGTAATACCACCACCAACTGTGATTCCCATGTTTATGCTCCTGGGGTCTCGCGACCCACTGTGTTATACAATTGTTCTGCAGTGGCAGAATCAACATTGGTAATCCAACCTGTACCATCCTGCCATACATGTCCATACCATACTGCGGATCCATCATGTGTGGCGTCTACCTCTGGGCTGTTGCGTAGTTGTGCATCCGCGTCACCCAGCAAGCGTTGACCAGTGGCAATGTTTACAAAATCATTGATGGAGATTTCACGCCATTGATAACCGCGGTGTGTGCCATCTGCTGTGATACAACTCAATCTATAAAACATATCAATCCTTAACTTGTTGCATTGGTAAATGTAGTACCACCGTTGGTGCCATCCATGTGCATCAACTGTGTGGTATATGAATCCACTGTGAATGCCGCTGTGGGCACAGGAATTGCTGCTGTGGTATCTGTATAACGATAAGTGTTTGACCAACAGCATTCATCAATATAGGCTGAGCCTACACCATTTCCGCTGTCTGCTGTGCCCACGCGAATATTGTTTGAACTATTGCTAGAAAAGTTTCTTGTGCCACCGCCATTGGGTGTATTTGTACACAATGTACCATTCAGCCAAAAACTCATTGTGGTTCCTTTGCGTTGCAAGGCACAAAAATTCCATTGACCTGTGGGCCAATTAGTAGGCAATGTCCAATAATCCAGGTCAGCCTGTGCTCGAGCAAAGATGTTGATATATTGTGGTGAACCAGAACTCAATCCATTGGTATTATAACTTTGAGCCAGTCTGATACCAAATCCACCACTGACATCGTTTGATAACAAATCACAACTGGCTGAATGACTTGCCAGGCTTGGAATGTAGATCCACCATTCAATTGTGAATTCACCAGTGCCATAGTTCATGAATGTTGGTGAACCTGAATTGGTATAAATGTCCTGACTTGATGTAGACACATATTCACTGGCTGTGCCAAATTGGTATTGTGCAGTGCTTGTGACTGCACCATTCGCAGCCCAACTTTGACTGGCATTGGTTGACGCTGAGCCAGTGCGTCTAGCATTAGCAACCGCAGCAGCCTGTGGTGATTGAAAAGCAAATCGTGCTGCAAACATGTTAGGCGTAGGCTGTGGTTAATGACGCATAGTAAGTGCTTCCATCATAGAAGATACTGGCTATGTCTACTGCGTTGGCCGCAGTGCTGAGTGTTTTGTTGCCACCAGCCCATTTCATTGTGCTTGACAGTGTGCGACTACCTGTTGAATCTTGAATAAACTTGATTACCATGCTCTGACCGGCTTGTGGTGTGCCACCAAATGCGTTCAATGTCATGTTGCCTGTGAGTGTGACTTGTTGTATTGATCCATTGGCTGTGTCAGGAGTAATGGTTGACGCATAGGTAATGGTGTAAACATAATCTTTGTAGTTGATTATACCTGTTGCAACACTGCCGCTAACTCCAGTGATATTGCCACCAGTGATATTGCCAGTGACACTGGCAGTGCCTGTCACAGTCAATCCTGTGGTAGCAAACACAGCCACATTTGAAGTACCGCCAATTGTGATATTAGCATTGCCTCCGCTAACACCAATTGCCACAGTGCTAGTACCATTGGTTATAGAAGTGCCACTGCTGGTCACATTGGTCAGCAATGCTCCATTACCCACAAAGTAGTTGGCAGTGATATAATTTGCACCGGTAATATTACCAACTGATCCACTGGTGATCAGGTTGCCACCAGATACATTGGCAGTTGTTGTGATGTTTGATGTTGAATTTAATGCACTTATAACATTGCTACTCAAACTCAATCCAGCAGCGTTTAAATTAGCACCGGTCACATTGCCACTAACACTGAGTGAGGTCAATATACCAACTGAAGTAATATTGGCTTGTGCATTACCAGTCACAGTCACAGCAGTTGTTGCTGATCCTGCTGTGGTTGCTGTGCCTGCTGTGGTAGCATAAGTGGCATTGGCTACTGCACCCACAACATTGCCACCTGTTAAATTACTTAAAGTTGATCCATTACCAATAAAATAACTACCGGTTATGTTGCCCGCAGCACTCATGGTTGCTTGACTAATAACACCGCCGCCAGCAATTAAATTACCACCAGATACATTGCCAGCACTGATGATATTGCCTGTGGCACTCATGGCATACACTGTGTTCACATTGCCGGCTGTGACAGTTCCATATGATCCATCAAAACCATAAATTCCCATGGTATCAGTGGCACTGTTATTTCTAATTTTGTTGGTGTACAAATATTGTCCAAACACATTGGGTACAATTACATTGCCACCGGTTATGTTGCCTGTGGTACTCACAGTGTTGGCACCAAAATTGGCCAAGAATGTGGCCACATTGGCATTGCCATAATTGGCTGCAATACCTGTTAGTGCCGAACCATTACCAATAAAATAACTGCCGGTGATGTTGCCACTTGCACTCACCGTGGTGGCATTTACTTCTGCAGGTGTGACATTGCCTATGACCATGTTGTTAATTGCGCCACCGCCTACAGGAGCAATTGCCACTGTGCCTGTGCCTGTGGGACTGATGGCCACAGCAGCATTGGCTGGGGTAATATTGGTAGCAACACTTACTGTGACATTATTGCCGCCACCGCCACCCCATTGCAATTGACTGGCACCTGAAGCATTTTTCAATGTACCACCACCTGAATTCACTGCTTGGAACACTGCACTCAGCATGTTGCCACTGGTGATGTTGCCTGTGGTGCTAATGGTATTGCTACCAAATCCAGCCAACAATGACACAACATTGGCGTTGCCATATGTGGCTGGCAAACCTGTTAATTGGCTACCATTGCCCAGTATGTAATTGCCGGTAATATTGCCTGTGGCTGAAATCACGCCTGTGACATATTCACCTGCAGGAGCAAAAGTTGCAATGGTAGTACCACCAGCAACAACTGTGGTATTGCCATTGAGTGCAACACTCACATTGCTTGTGCCATTGATCAATTGTGTGCCGGCTGTGACTGTGATACCTGTTAGCCCTGCACCATTACCAAAAAAGTTAAAACCACTGATATTGCCCACAGCACTGATATTGCCGCTGTTGTCAAAGGATACTGATCGAACTGTGCCTGTGGTGTTTGATTCAAATGCAGCACCACTGTTGTCTAAATAAAACCAAGATCCATTGCCAATATTGGTTTGATCTGTTGGTGCTCCACCAGGTGCATATTGTAATTGTGTCCAGGTTTGACCTTGAAGGGCTATGTTGGTTGTGCTGAACACTGTGGTGGCATTGACATTGCCACCAAATGTGGGCAAGAAAGCAGCCACATTGGCGTTTGAATAATTGCCACCGCCTCCAGCAATGCCTGTGAGCAAACTACCATTACCAATAAAATAATTGCCCGAAATATTGCCGGTGGCACTGATGTTGCCAATGGTGTTTGATCCATCAGTTGATGTGGCCAGCAAACTCACAACATTGGCATTGCCATATGGAATTGATGGTACTACTGGACTGCCATTGGCTCCATATAGACTGGTGTAATTTGAAGAACTTGTTGTTGCCACGGCTGATTCCTTATTTGATGTTGTACTGGCGGTATTGTCTTGGCTGCCATACTGAGGTCAATCTTGTGTGACCACCTGACCATTTGCCAAGGTTGTTTTGGTCTTCCACAATGTTCCAAGCATCAGTGTATTTTTGTTGATAGATGGCAGCATCTTCACTATTGTGACGCTTGATGTAGTATTCACGCAGGCTGGCATACACATAACCTTCAGCCCAGGTCTGCAACACAGCATTGGTTTGCACTGTTTCACCAGGTGTGCCACCTGCGATAGGTGAGAACAACAAGGGCCATGCTTTGTAGTAATACAAGTTGATCAAGGCACCTTCGCCAATCCAAGGCAGGAACTGATATTGATCATAGACTTCAGAAAACTTGCCGCGAATAACAGCAGGCACATTCACAGGACTCAAATACAACTGTGCAATCATGCCTTGTGTGATGATGTCTCTGTCACCAATTCGGTCATACACAATCCAAGGACCAGTAGGCGAACTTTCATTGCCACCAGGTTGTCCTTGTTTGAAGAACAGGATGGGCTTGTTCATGTCTGCTGGGATAGGAATGCGTCCTTGTGCGTCTGCTACGCCAATGTTTTCTGCGGCATATGGATCACTGCGCAGGGCAGGCAGTTCAATATTGCGCATTGACAGTTCGGCCATGTAGATACATTTTTTGATTTCAGCATCATCGCTGGATCCTGTGAAGTCTTTCAAAAAATCTACTAAATCATCGCCTGTGGGGATTTGGAAACTCATAGTGTATGTCCCTTAAAGAACTTTTGTTGTCCCACTTTTGATGGGTAAGGCACATCAATGGGGATAGGCAGTCGGCCACCAGGGTAGCAAACATACTGCGGGTATTCTTGTTGCACAACTCTATAAAACTGTGCTTTGAGTGTGCGATCATTTTTGAGTGCTGCCCAGGGCATGCCACCAAAGTATTGATCACTGATGCGGATGCTGACAACATTGGGCAAGTCCATCCATTTGTAACCTAATTTGCCATCAGGCATGACAGGTGCAAGTGGATCAGGGTGTCCTGCTTCGGCTGCTTCACGATACAGTCTACAGCGTTCAGCCACTGCTTCTGCGTTCATTTGTTCACGCCGGATGTAAAACTTGCCGTCTTCGCGTCCTGTGGTGGTCTTGATGTTGTTGCTACCATTCCATGCAGTGCGGCTCCAATCACCTTTCATTGCATTGTACAAATCATTGTTTTTCAGCAGTTGATCTGCCACACCATTGTGATTTGTAATGGTGCCGCCGTAATCTTGACGCAGGTAATCGTAGTTTTTCTCTGGATCAGAGTCAGAGAGGTATTCGGGTTGGTTTAAATCATCGCTCATCTTGTATTTAGTGACTCCAGCAAATACGCCATTAACTCCATAGGAAAAGGGCCGAAGCCCTTTTCTTTTTTACCAAACAGTTGTGACTGATTAGTAAGTGTCGCCACTGCCTGCATTTGTGCGAGACACAAATGTAGAACTGCGTGGTCCAGTGACTGCTGCACCAGTTGTAGAGATGTTGGCAAGAACGCCCACACCTGCTGGGTTACGCACAATCAATGTACCTTCCATCAAGAACTGATCCAATGAAGCGTCAGCATTGCTGAATACTTCGTTGTTGGGTCCTAGATCGCGGAGTGAACCCCACTGCAACACATCTTCGTTCAAGAAGTAGATTTGGTTGCTGACACCTGACTGGTCCATGATCCAAGAATCATAGATTTCGTAAGTGTAGTTGAAGTCGCCTTCGTAAGTTTGGATTGTGTCACCACGCTCAACATTTCTACGGTTGATAGAAGTGTTAGAGTTAACAATGTTGTCAGAAATCATTGTACGCAGGCTAGTTGGAACAACCATGGTACGGATTTTTGCATTGTAGCGTTGTTCAGCAGTTGTAACCAATTGCTTGTAAGTCACAGGTGCAAACACTTGGTTTGTAAATGTGCCAGTATAGAACTGTGTACCATTGCTGTTGATCACCAAGTTACCCACATTGGCAGTTGAACTGTCGCTTGATGCGTTGTTGGTGTTTGTGGTGATGTTGGCTGCTGCTGAACCGCTGGGGTTGAAACTGAATGTACCTGCAAAGGCACTCAATGAACCCATACGACGACCACCTGTCTGGCTGGTGCCAGGGTTGGTGATAGCAGTACCGCTTTGACCTGAGTATTGTGTACCGATTTGGTCAGCACGAACCAATTGTTGTTCCACATCAAACATCAATTCAATCAATTGCTTGACTTCTTGGTATGCTTGAGGGTCACCACCTGCTTGCATAACAGCACGGGCTGTGCCGGAAGCAGCGATTGTGGTTTGGAAAATTTGGGTGTAGTTGCCCAGGTTGTAGCGAGTGTTTGAATCAGCATTGGCTGTTGAAACTGCTGCACCTTCTTGCACGGCTTGTGCGCTAGGCAAACGATAGATATCGTCTGTCCACAGTGGCAATGTTGAATTGACCTTGCGCTTTTTGCTCATACACATGTTGAGCACGGGGGTATCGTCTTTTACACGATTGGAAACATCTAAGTCTAAGTCCTTGACAACAATATCACTGCCGTATGCTGTGGTACCATTACCAATTTGACTGGTTGTAATTTCTGCCATTTTAATTCTCCTTGAATATTAGGCTATTATCTACCACCTCGTGTGCCGCGTATTTGTTGTAGTCGCTGCACCAAAAGGTTGTCTCCGGCTTTTTTATCACCGGCTTTGGCTTGCTCTCGAAGTTTTTGGATGCTACCGTCTGAATTACGACCAGACTGAGTGTTGCCTCTACGCTGAGTTAATTGTGCTATGCTTGAACCTGCACTTTTGGGCTTGGCTGCGTTGCGGTATTTCAAACCATCTCGCACCAGGCCTAACAAATGTTCATCTGATGATATCAAATCAATGTTGGGTACACCAGGTATAATCTCGGCACGGGCTTCAGGCCATATCTTTGCGACTTTGTCACGCAGTTCATTGTACACATATTCGTTTTTCAACTCTTTGTCTGTAAATGCCTTGCGGTTTCGCTCCAATACTTCTGCAACTTGTTGTCGGCGTATGTCTCTGAACTGATCCACTGCGGGTTTCAACTGTCCAATAACACCTTGTTGAGTTTGAATGTATTGCTCATTCTGTCTCATGCTGGCTTCGATCCGGGCTCGGACACCGGGATCTTGCGCCTGCGCAAGTTGTTGCTGGAAAACAGTTTGATAACCTTGAGTTTTCAAGATCTCATCATATGCTTTCTGAAGTTGCGGCTGGACTGTGAACTCCATTGCCAGGGTTAAACCTTCTTGGCGTTCCCGAGTATCTTTGAGATATTCATCAAACTCGGCTCGCTCCACTTTTAACTGGCGTGCTTCTTCGTGTATGGCACCTCCTTGACCCAAAATGGCTGCGGCTTTTTTAGCATCAATCACGACTTCTTTACCATTTCGGGTAAACTTGAACTTGGCGTTGGGATTGGTCTCCGCAAATTCAATAAAGTCTATGAGTTCTTCTGCTGTGCTTTCTGCGTCTGGGTCGCTTACAGGTTCATCCTGGGCGTAGTCCTCTTCAGTTGCCGTTACATCTTGATCATAGTCGGTTTCATCTTCCAGTCCTTCTGGGACTGCAGGGCTTGATTCATCCGCCGATGTATCTGCTCCTGGTGCAGTTTGTCTGGTTGCTTGAACTTGGTTACGCATTGCGGCCATTTTCTCGGCAATTGAGTCCATACTTGGAACTGCAGGTGTGTCATTGGCCGTGCCTGCTGGGGCATTAGGCGTGATCTCAGTTGTCATAAAATTCCTAATAAAAAAAGGGCCCGAAGGTTACCTTGGTGTTCTATTTATAACACCACCGTCAAAAGGTGGTATTATTGATTGGGTTGTGGCCGATTCTCCCAAGCGATAATTTTGTTTTTCTGGTACACTGCTCGCTTGAGACTGGTGACAAAACCATCAATGCCTGCCAGGTAGTTGGCCTGTGCAATCCTTGTGATGTTGTCTATTTCAGTGTGTCCGGTTATGTTGGTCAAGTTGTCTGCAAGTTCAAACTTGTAGTGATGCACAAACATGGCCAAGTCCCTGTTTTTAAGCAGGGCCTCGGCTTGTGATCCATAGTGCTTGATGGTGTCACGCTGTGCGGGTGTCAACCGCTTGATGTCACTAGTATCCACCGTAAGGCGTGTGTTGAAACTTTCAACTGTTTCTGCTTCTATCATATCATATCCTAACTTAAAAAATCAACTGTAAACTTTGGGGTTTCCTGCAGCAATGGCCATGTAGTCCAACTGGCTTTCACTGTCAACACCCTGCACTTCTGCCTGGATTTGTTCAGCCTTGACAGCATTGAGTGCTGCCACTGACAGGTCTTTCTTTTCAGCAGGTGAAGGTTCTTTGCTCTTGGCAGCAGCCTGACCGGCTTCAATCATGGTCTTGACTTCATCATCACTAGGCAAGTAAGTGTCTGAGTCTTTCACGCCCAACACATACAAGGTATCAGCAAAAGGCTTCTTGACTTTGTGATACACTTCAGGTGTGAGTGTTCCAGACGCTGCCATGCCTTGTACCAGGCCATACAAATCTGTCTGACATTTCTGAATAATCTGCAGTCGACCCAGGGCGTTCTCTTGACTCATCATGCCCAGAGCCAATTCAATCTGAATGTGCTTGCGATCACAGAAGTTCATGTCGTCCCAGGCCAGGTAATCAATAAACTCAGGCTTGCCGTAGGGGTGATATTTGGCTGCCAGTTTCTTGACACCGTAGTCATCACCATACTGAATAAGAGTACGCCATACCAACCACAAGGCTTCTTTCAAACCATCTGCTGCATTACGCACAGTGTTGTCTTGAATGATCTGATTTGGTGTCAGGGCCATCTGCAGTTTGATACCTGAGTTGCCAGGTGCCATGACTTCGGGGTTGAACACATCCTGTGGAGTGGTCATACCAACCATGGCCATGGTGTCTTGCTGGATGCGGTTCATGGCCACTTCCAAGAACTGCAGGTTGCCTGAAGGAGGAGGCAGTTGATAGATGTCTTTGGCAGGATCAAATTTGCTATCAAGAATAAAGATTGCTGACTCACCATCCTGCAGCATTTCAAAGTCCAGGCGATCTGGTTTGACACCAATTCTTGGTGTGGCTGTGAGCAAGCCCAATTGAATTTCTGCACGGGCTGCTGATGTGTTGTATTCCTGCATGGGAATCACTGACTCTGCAATGCTCATGCCGTAGAAGTTGCCTGGCAATGGCTTTGGACACATGTTGGCCACAGGAATGAACTCCACTTCCTTGGCTGAAATAATGTACTGTCCGGAGTAGATGATTTCTACCAGTTCCAATTCACCATCACCATCAATGTCAAACTTGTTCCATACTGTGACAATCGACACTTGGCGGCTGTCTGGGTCTGCACTGGCGGCACTATCAACTGGGATACCCATGATAGGCACTGAATCTCTGGCGTGAATGGCCAAGTTGTTGAGCACTGAACCTGCTTGGTATGCACCGTTCATGTTGTATTCAGCAAAGCGTTCGAATTCATCCAGCACAATGCCAGGATACAGTTCCACTGCTTCTTGGATTGTCATGGGATCATAGTAACCGCAGAAAGGTTGATCACGCATTTCAGGCACAGTGGGATCACAGATCCAAAAGTGCTGTGCAATAGGATGAAATTTGATGCGAATGTTGTAGCCAGTTAGTTTGTACTTGGCTGAGTAGATGGTGTTGCGTCGGATGGCTTCATCCAGGATCTCTTGTTGTGTGTCCAGGTGACCAGACAACATTTCTTCACGCTCCAGGTTCAAGGTATCATCTTCTTGTTCAGGCAATTCAGCAAGTCCAGCAATGTGACTGTCAATGATTCCTTGACTCACCGCAGCAGTTTCCTCGCCCATGAGCATTTGCACTTCTTTCATGACATTGGCCATGTCCACATTGAGGCGTCTGCGGCTTTGACGCAGTGCTGTGAGTCCTGAATCACTGGCCTGCTGTTCAAATGCTTGTAATTGATCAGCAGTGCCTTGTGTTTCAACATAGCGTGTGATGGGTTCACGCACAGGCATAATCATCATCATGCCATTTTTGTGCATGTTGGCGTCCATGACCCAACGCTCTAATATAAAGTGCGGGTCATTCATTTCGTTCACAACATGCGATACCATTTCACTCGCCTGGCGTGCTGCTTCTTCATCATCTTCACCGTCAGCAACAAATTCAAAATTGATTTCGCCATTGGGAGCCAGGCCTTTGGTGATCACAGCAGTGGCATAATCCACCACAGGCTTTACACTGGGGTGAATGTAGTCTATGCCGTTGACAGGTGCTGTGGAATCTGTCACAGCCAGGCACAAGTAGTGGTAATCACTGGCACGGTTTACTGCGTTTTTGGTACCAAGATAGCGTAGATAACTTGCCATCTTTACATCCATCAAGTTCTTCAAACGCACAAAGTTTGCGTTGATCTTTTTTGTTTGGTTGATGTCTGTAACGGGAATATTTTTGATGTCCAGCATTGGGATTTCCTAATAATATGTTATTTAGCGGGTGGCTGTTTCTCAGGTGGTTTAGCAGGCTTCTTGCCAAATATCTGATCCCAATTGTTTCTAAATTGATCCTTGGGTACATTGAATGGTCTGGGGTTTGATCCTTTGCTCATGGGTGTTCCTTAATGTGGTAGTTGTTGTGGATCAGGGTTTACTTCTGCCAGCAAACAGGCTTGGCAGCGTATGGGCTCCTCATCCTCGGGTAAAATATATATGTCACATTCAACATCGGCTGCTTGTGAGATCAGCCGCATGGCGCTGGCGTGTGCTGGGCACAGCACTGTGGTGCCTTCACGCAACACCACAAGATGTGTACCCTCACTCATCGTATGCCTGCAGCCATCAAGAACATGTTGGCTAGAAAACTGCCGCGACGGTGACTGCGTGTGCCATGATAGTGTATGATTCTAGCATGTTCAATGGGCATGGTGTTGAATTGTCCATGTTGTGCCAGTTCAGGCAATTTCAATCCTGATTCGGCTTGCCAGTTTAGTTCGGGATGGTGTGCATCTTCAAATGTTAGATTCTGACTCCAGAACATCTTGTTGAAAATGATCTGTTCTTGATCCCAAATGTCCAGGCGCCAGTTCTGTGCAATCTCTTCTCCTATTTGCCACACACGCTCGCTCATGTGTGCAGGATGATAACGCACGGCAGCATTGAAATAGTTGGGAAACTGTTCGTGCTGTGGTGGTGTGGTCCAGTTGAACAGTCGATATTCTGGCCAGCGTCCAAAGATCTCCACGGGCTTGACCATGACAGTGTCCGAATCCAAGTACAAGATGTTGCAGGGTTCCGAATGCCACAGGTCTGATATCCGGCGCCAGTTCTTTTGAAACATGTCAATGCGGCTTTCTGCTGGTTCATCAAACACAATCTCCTGCCAGTTGCCACGCAACATGGCTCGGGCACTGTCTCTTGACGCCTTGAACATGTCATCATAACTCTCACGCACTTCGGGTGAGCCTGCTGATTCAATTCCAAACTGTCCTTGTTTTTCGCGTATCTCGCAGTTGGTCCATACTACATAATTTTTCATATCATTCCCGGGTTATTGCCAGTATTCTATCGTCCGCTCGGTGGGCAAATCCGCGATAGTAGTCTTTGTGATGTGGCTGATCTTTCAAGTAATCCAGCAAGAACATGGAAATGGTCTGCAGACTGCTGTCGTTTTCAATGTCTTCTATAAAGTAGGTGCCACCGTCAGCCACATGGGGCCAGTAGTTCTTGAATGTTTCAATCTGACTTGAGGCATCGTGTGCTCCGTCATCTATGATGAAGTCATATTGACCCAATGCAGGCACACGCTTGGGGTCTGTAGAGTCTACAGACCAACGCCACATGCACAGAATTTCTTGTTGAAATGGCAGTGTTTGGTTAAAGCCCTCACGCAAGTCAATGCCAGCCAGCATGACATCATCGAAGTAGCGTTGCCACATCAGCATTGATCCACCAGTCATAACACCAATCTCCAGCAGTTGCACAGGATCATGACGCCTGGGTTCAAACCACTGCTCATAGTATTCAATGTAACTGTGCATGGTGCCTTTGTCGCTGAATACAGTGACCATTTCGCCAGCAATGTTTGTGGCGTGTTCAGCAACCAAGTCATCATAAATTTGTCGTAGTGTTTTCATTGTTGTCCTTTCCATGCAGTTATTTATTATCATATCATTCGCTGGTGTATAAGATCACAATAATTTGAATCCAGTTCGGTGCCTACACTGTCCAGACCCAGTTGTTTGGCCACCACCATGGTTGTGCCAGCACCAGCAAATGGATCATACACAACATCACCTTGACGAGCAAACAGTTTCAGACAGCGTTCAGCCAGTTGTTCTGGCATCTGTGCTGGATGGTCTTTTTGGCGTGCTGGTGCTATTGACCAAACATGTTCTCGAGCCCAGGCAGTTTGTTCAGGCATGGTAATCAAACTTTGATCTCGGCGTGTGGGTCTATAGATATCACCTTTGCTGAAGAACTGCACATACTCTGTTGAATACCAAAGATATATCTTTGAGGGTATGCCCATTGAGCCAGCAGCACCACGATAGCCGCTGATGGTGTTCTTTTGCCATATGCGTTCACCATACCATAGCAATCCTGCTGATTCTGCGGCATGATGCACCCAGTGATGGTAAGGTTCTCTTTCACTGAACCTGGGCTGTATGTTGATTATGAATCTGCCAGTGTGTGTGAGTATGCGACCCACTTCAGAAATCCAGGCCTGTGTCCAGGATCGGTAGTTTGTGATGTTGTCCAGGTATGTGCCATATGGCATGTCAAAGTTGTAGGGCGGTGATGTCAGCACAATGTCCACTGATTCTGCGGGCTGTGATTTCATCCACTCAATGCAGTCTTGTTGGTGTAGTTGATAGGTCATATTATCCAGCAGGGTTGTGTGATTTTTTCCAAGCAGGCAAGTTGGTTTCATCTCTGGGTCTGTATAACTGGCCGCGTTGACGCCGCATGCGTTCTTGTGGTGAAAGGTTGTCCCAGGGTTCAGCAATGCCTTGCAGGCATGCCAGCAATGCGTACCTGGCTGAGTCAATGCAGTCATCCGGGTCTGAGAATCGGCCTTGTGTGTCCACATAGTAGTTCTGTGCTTCACGCAGGAACTCCACACAGTTCTCGTTGACCATGAGGCTGCCCACTTCCAGCATTTGCCGCATTTGGTTTATACCATAACTTTTGTGGTTTGTCACACGCCCTTGTGGGTCAGGTGGATTCATGATGGCACCTTGCACAACATTGAGTTCATACTGTTCAAACAGTTCGCGTATGCTGGTGCTTGACATGGTGTAGCGTCCAGCAGTTGAAGCATCTGCAGGCAACACAATGGGTGTGCCATATACTTCGGGACGCAGCAAGTGATTGATGTACTGTGTGGGCACTGCTTCTTCTATGCCCTGCACAACAATTTGTCTATGCAACCATGCAGACTTTTCATATGGATCCCAGTACATCAAACTGATAACTGTTTTGTCATTGACCAGGCCCAGGTCAAGTGCAATAACTCTCGAGATGTTGCGCATTTCATGGAATGGTACATCTCCTGACTTGTATGTGGGCCAATCGCGCAGTTGAAACACAGCACCCTTGCCCATGATGGGTTTGCCCTGGATGCGGGCATCGCGTTCGTGTGGCAGGTAATCGCGTTCTAGTTGTTGGCGTGTTGAATTCAACAGGAATGGTTCACCCCAGGGATCGTATTCAGGCACATCCGCCCAACTTACTCTAATGAAGTCATAACCCTGTTCACGGTTCCAAAATTTTGACACCAGGCCATTGAGACCTTTGAGTGGTGTGAAACTACACATGACCATGCCTTGTGTGGTGGCAGTTCGCGTGACAATCTCACTAAAGAAATCATCTGGTGGCTGCTCATCAAACACAGCAAGGTTCAATTTGAAACCCTGCAGTTGCCGCACTTCTTGTGTGTAGTTGGCAAACAGCAAATAACTCTTGCCACCCGACTTGTGGCGTATTTCAATGCCTATGCAGTTGGCACCATCACTGCGCATGGTGTCCAAATCAATGCACACCAGGGGTATGGCACCCGATCCAATGTTGTCTCGCAGTTTGATATCTGGTGTGCCCAGCAATTCATTCTGCAACACCAAGGCAACCTGGCTCCAACCTTCACCAGCCACCATGGCAGTGATGGGTCGATCGTAGCGTTTGCCTTCCCACCAGTCGGGATAGATGCCAGTTAAATGCATGGCAGTTTCATAGCAGGTGCTTACTGTTTTACCAATTCGGTTGGCAGCAAGAATGCCTCTGCGATCACTTATGGTCTTAAAGAAACTGCGTTGGTGTTCAAAAGGTCTAAAGTAACGCAGTTCATTGTAACGCATGTCATCTGCCACTGTGATGGCAAGGTCGCGAAACTGTTCCTGTGTGGCATGATCAAACTGGGCAAGGCTGTCGGGCTTGAGATTGTGTTCATCGCAGACCCAACGCACAGCACGCCGCATGAGCACTGTGGGATCAATCATTTACTTGCCTTGTGTGGGCCAGTAGTGTCGTACCTGTTCCAGGCTCCACAATGCGCCAGCAAGACTTTCAATCTCACCGGCTGTGGCAGGCCAGGTGTCAGGATTGGCAAGGTCCATCTCACCAGGCTTGATGAGGCAGTTCTGCAGGCGTTCAGAGATCAGTCGCATGCTGTGTTCAATGTGGCCAGGAAAGCGTTGAGTAAATGCTTCACGGTTCACAGCATTTACTTTCTGCATGATCTTGGTTTCATCAGCACGCCGTGTTTCCACTGCTGAATTGATCATACCGTCTCTAATGGTGTGGTCCTGTGTCATTCTTCAAGGTCCCAAGGGTTGGCTGCTGCTCGTTGATCCAGGGAGATAAAGTCTCTATCAATGTAGCGTACCCATTGATTGGAGTCATTATACTTCATGGTCTGCATCATGGCTCGGAGTCTGCGTCCTATAGGAGTAAGCGTTCCGTCCTCACGCTGGACGATTTGCTCGCCAGTTCGTGGATCCACCCATTTGATGATCTCTGGGCGAACACGGCCAAACTTGTCAATCTTTTCACCAACTGGCTTGGGTTCGATGGGTCCCAACACTTCATAAGTGATGCAACCATTGTTGTACTTGCGGAATGTGCAGTGCATTTTGACGCCACGAGCATGATACTCTGCATCCGAATGTGGCACAAACGCAGTGAAGAATTCATTCTGCAAATGATCACGACTGGGGATTTCTGGTGAGCGTGGTGGCAGTTCCTTCATGGGCTCTTCAGGCACCATGTCCATCTTGTCCAGGTAGGGGTTGCCTGTGCCAATGAACTTGGGATCAACTTGTGCACCATTGAGCACATCCATGGCCACTTGGTACTTGAGTTTGTTGGCACGACCTTTGAGGCTGAGCACAACGCCGGTTTCATCAAACACAAAGCGTTCCAAGTCTGTGGCAGTGGGAAAGTCAGTCATCAAGCCTTCCGTATCGTATTCAGGTGAGGTTGCCTCGCGAACAATCTTGATGTCTTTTTCTGCTTTGGGGGTTCGGGGTCGGGTGGGTGTTACTGCTTGTGGTTCATCAGCCCAGGGATTGGCGTCAGGTGAGGGTGTGGTTTTGTTCATGTCATTTCCTTTCATAACAAATCAAAAAACTCCACACACCCTGTGCGTGTGGAGTAAGAAAAGGCTGTTTAGGCCTTGTTGCCTTTTGTGGGTCCGCGTCCGACATTGGTGTTGGAGTGCAGCCCTTCCACAGCGGCGTCGCGGAAGCCTTTCATGCCACGGCCTCTAGCAGCCACAGCGTCGGTGACCATGTTGGCCAGGGCTGATCGTTCTGACCCTGACTTGGATTTGGCAGCCATGAATTCTGTGCGCTTGCCACCTGGATTGGCATTGCCTGTTGTGGGTCCACGCTTTTGGTTCACGCTTTTGCTTTGTGGGTTCTTGGTTGAAATCATTTTGTTTTCCTTATTGGTTTACACCGCCAGTGACAGTGATTGTTGTGGCACCAAAGCCATATGTGGCTGCTACCAAAGCAGTGCCTGTGATCTGACTTTGTCCAGGTGCATCCACTTGATATATCATTGTTTCGCCTGGCAGCAAAAATGCACTGGTAGTGGGACTTGCATTGGCCAGGTAGTCTGGAGTGGCAATGGCAAGAAATGAACCTGCAGCGCCCACATTGGTACAGAAAAAAGTTGATGGCCAATTGTCAGCACTCAATGCTGTGAGACTGATGGGTGAATTCACAGAACCAGCAAGACATTCCAGGGCCACAGTGGGTGTGGTAGGGATAAATGGTCCTAATACAGTGCTCATGTTATTCTACACTTCCTTGAACTACTATCACATTGGCATTGCCTGTTACTGCTGCGGCAAAATACAAGGGTGAATTGGGTATGGCTTGTTGTGTGGTATTCACACTGAGTATCACACTGCTCTGAGGCACCACAGGTAAACCCTGTCCTGGTGAGCCCACTGCGGGCACAATGGCTGCTGTGTCAAACTCATCCCAACCTGCTGTGACATAGACCACATTGCCACCATATGGTTCTGAGTTGGTGACCCATAAGGCATTACCATATGAACCAGTGAATTGGTCCAGGATCAAGGTGTAATTGGTTGAGTCATCAGTGATAAAAATATATTCACTGCCATTGGCGTTGGGTCTAAATGCTGTTGTCATTGTCTAGACCTTAATATTGTTTCTTGGGACCGTAGTTGAAACTGCTTTGTCCGGCTGCTGTGCTGGGACGGCTGCCTTTTTCAGTGAGTCCATAAGCAGGACCACCACCTTGACCAATGCGAATCTTGTCTGGGTTGCCTTTGTAATTTTGTCCTGCACTTGGCATCCAATCTCTTGTGCCGCCAGGATTGCGAACCTGTGCACCACGGTTGATGTTGTCACGCACTGAACCTTGTTTTGGTACTGCGGGTGTTGACGAAGTTGGTGCTGCACGGAATGAGTCTTTTGTGACACTGGCTGTTGCACCTTTTTGTCCAGGAGCACCACAGCCCATGTTGCCTGTAGTTGGACCACGGCCTTTGTTCACAAGGCGACCATCGTTCATGTGGCCACTCCAGGCATTGGTATGCATCTTTTGGTTCACACGGCCTGTGCCTGTTTGAGCCATGCCATCAAAGTCCATGTTCTTGTCGGTTTGTGTTCCTGCTGGTTTCATTATTTTTTTCCTTTTGAGTCTTTACGCATGGTGGCTGAAATCTTTTCGCCAGTGCGTTTCTTTTTGCCTGCCACAGCGTAGGCAATGGCCACAGCCTGTTTCACGGGCTTACCGGCCTTGACTTCGGTGCTGATGTTCTTTTGGAACGCTTTAGGGGATTTGGATTTGTCTAATGGCATAATGTTATTATTTAGTCCTTGGTGGCTATACCGGTGATTTGGCGTATGGCTTCTGCAAAAGCAGCTTGCTTGTGCTCAATCTGTTCGGTGCTTTCTACAGTGGTCACCTCTGATTTGTCAGCAATCATCTTGTTCATGAATGCTTTGTCGTAATCACGCACACCATTCCAGTCACTGCGTTGTATGGCTGACACATAGTTCTTGGCCAGCAGTTGGTCGTATGACTCTCCGCTTTGCAATTCAATCTGTGCCATGAGGTCTTCAATCCGGATCTTGGTGGTAGATCCTTTGGGTCGACCAGATCCTGGTCGTGCGCCACCGCGACTGGGTGCCTTCTTGCGAGGCTTCTTCACGGGTTGATCTGATTTTGTTTCCGTTAGCATATGGATATTTAGTGGTTTGGCGTAGAACCCGTTAAATACACCTGTAAAAGGATTGAAATGAAAATACCCAAACTCAAAGCATTCTACACAGCATTAGACGCAAAAGAATATCACGACTTTGAACACAGTCGTCGCATTGAAGTGAGCCAGCGTGTGACCATAAACCCACTCACAGGTGCTGTGTCAGGACGCAGATACATTTACTTGAGTGCCACACCAGAGATCGCAGACACAGACTACAGAACACGCACACAACGCACAGATAGTGTGTGGGTGTTGCGTGTGCCTGCGGCGGCAGTGGATCGACACAGTTTGGAACCACAGGGAGATCAAGTGTGGGTTTCAAGCAACAGTTTGCACTTGCCACATTGTGGTGTCATGCGTTTTGACCTAGCAAAAGACCCTACAGCCTAAAGTAATACTTTGTACTACATTGACCAATAATGGCGTTGATGTTATACTTGTTTTTGTAGCGATATTGCTACTGTTTTTAGGAGATACAAAATGTCAGATACACACACACAAGAACACGACGAAGCCCAGGCACTTGAGATGTTGGAGGAGGTGCGCAACATTGTAGAGTCAAAGTTTTACCTGTTGCGTGATGAGGTGTTAGATAGCGATGCATTGTTCAGCATGCGTATTGCCCTGCGTGACGCTTGCGACACACTAATGATTGCCACACGCCATATCGAGCGTGTGCAACGAGCAGTTGAAGCCACCGAACCCCAGGTGGACTAATGCTATCGGGGCAGCCGGGCTTTTCCTCCCGGCAACTTAGCCTGACCTGGGGGCAGGTGCCCGGAACCCCCAAACTTTTTAACTTTTTTTGGAGTGCCAAAATGAAAGCAGAATCACAACAATCTTTTGATATCTTACGCGGACACATTGATCCCGACACAGCAAGAAAACTGTTGTTGGATTATCTTTGCTATGACCAAATAGGCGAACACGCTTATGGCGAAGATGATGACGGCAACTCGGTAGAGATTACCTGGCGTGATAACAATGGCAATGGCTATTGGTGGATTGAAGAACACTTCAATGGTCAGGTGCTGAAAGATGACGAATGGGGCGGTTGCGAAAAAGCAGTTGGCAGTCTACCAGAACTCATTGCGCTTGATATGTGCAATCGCTTGGGATTAGAACCAGACTACGAAGAGGCCGCAGAATGAAATACATCCTAGACGACATCCAGCAGGCCTGGCGTTATCGCAATGCACCCCGGCCACAGCGGACAGCGGACAGTGAACTGTATCGACAGCAACACATGGCGGCAGTGCCTGCATACCACAGTGATTTGCGATTGCACCAGGCAGTGAGTCGGCAGGTGCTACAAGGTGGATACATCTTGGAGTTTGGTGTGGCCACTGGGCGTAGCATCAGACACTGGGCTCAACTGTTTCCCACGCATGACATTTACGGCTTTGATGGCTTTGAAGGCATTTACGAAGACTGGAATGGCATGAAAGCCGGACACTTTGCACAGAAACCTCCTGCAGTGCCTGCCAATGTTCACTTGGTGGTGGGACGCTTTGACCAAACCCTGCCTGATTGGTGTGCTCAACACCCGGGTCCAGCAAGTTTGATACACATTGACTGCGACCTGTATCAGGCCACACGAGATGTGTTTGCACACCTGCGTGATCGAATCCAACCTGGCACCATCATTGTGTTTGATGAATACTGGAACTATCCTGGATGGCAGCAACACGAGTTCCGTGCCTGGCAAGAAGAACGCACTGACTACAGATACATAGGTTGGGTGTCAGGCGGCAACTATCAGCCTGTGGCTGTGCAAGTGATATAAAATAGTCAGGGTGCTTTTAGTGACATTTGAGCACTCCGAACCTGACGGTGGGCAGGCCTGACGAACCCACCACCTTTTTTTGTTTCTTTTGTCTAAATACTATTATGAACCTCAACAAGTTATTGGATAGATTGCGCATGCAAGGCCTTATACAGCGACTCATACGCGAACACGGGCAAGATGTAGCACAAGAAATCATTGCTCAAGCAGTGGAAATAGAACTGGTAAGAAAACAACCTGTCAAGAGTAAAGTGCGCAGTTAAATACTGCGTGATCAAATCAACTCAAGTCTATCAAAGAAGCGTCAAGCGTGGAATATGGCTCGAAAAGAGTCTTTACCACGAGCCCCTGCCTGAACCCTGCGTTCGGCTTCTGGAATCATTTGGATCTCCCAGGGCGTTGACTCCACCAAGCGATTCCAACGATTCAACATTGCTTCCGGCAAATCGCGACCCAGTGCCAACTGATTGATCATGTCTGTCAAGAGATCTTCGGGTGTGTAGAATTCACCACGCACACTTTTCTTGAAGTCTCTGTGTGGTGAACTGAACCATTCAGCCATGCTGGCATTGATTTCACACACACCCAAAATATGTTCTGCCACTTGCACCAACCAGTTTCTCAACCTTGCGTGTTCTAAATCAGTTTGCTTGATATAAACTGTGGCAAACTTCTGCCCGGGGCGAGGTTCCATTTCCTGCTTGCGTTTGTATTTGAATTCAGCCATGATAACTCCTTTTGTACTGTTATTTATTAGAATACCAAAAAAAACCAAATCACAAGGGAAAATCTTGGCTTTTTTGTCATTGCACTAAATACAGTATGAAAAGGATCTTGTAAATCCAAAAAATACTAATAGCAACAAAGGTTGACGGGCCGATTGTAATACCGTTGGTGAATCCGTTCTGATGTGTGACGGTAGCCAGTTCCCAGATGCTACTGGGGCTTTTGAGCACTACCCGAGAGGATGCCCTAAACAACGACTGTGAAGTCAAACTGTTTGCTCAATCGTACAGGTTCAAAGTGAGTGGGATAACACGCCGCAAGGTACCCCACAAAGCAACAGAGTTCAGAGTCCTAATTCTGCTGTTGCTTGCGTATGTTCGACACTGAAATGGGAGATAGCAAAACCTGCCCAGCCAGAGATGGTGTGTTTATTAGGATCTGATGATGGCTGCCCATCACTGTCACGCTGCTCGGACAGCGTGATTCTGACTCCAACATCGCCCAGGCATCAATCAAGAAAGAAAACATTGAGTGGCGAAGACACTCAATAGATCTCGCAAGAGATCTCAAGAGGTTGTATAATAGTTCAAGGAGAATCAAATGAAAAATTGGTATAATGTTTACGCATACACACGAATGCCTTTTGGCGTTCACAAAGGCAAATATCTCAAAGAAGTTCCAGATGGATATCTCAAATGGGGTGTGTTGAACTGCAAGGACAGGGCCACTGCGGACATGTTTTCAATTGAACTGCAACGCAGATATCCCAGTTTACGCCGTGAAAACAGCACTATTCAAAAGTCAGCATAAATAAAATTGTCAGGACTGAAGGATCTCATATCAATCGCGACATGAGTGATAAACGCAGTCTGAAGTGGGCAGACCCCTCTATATCCTAAAGGTAAAGTGTTAGGAGTTCATTGAGGTCCTTTTCAAGTTGATGCCGTTGCCATGGTATCTGTCCTAGTCCCGCTCTTCAGCCCTGACATCCTTTGGTTGTGATACAGAAAAGCCCCTCGACTGGGGCTTTTTCTTTATTTGTCTTGGTAGTGTTTACCGCGTCGGTTCTGCCGCATGACTTGATGTATGGTGCTTCGATCACCCAGCACAAGATGATCAGGATTTACACAACTCATGTTTGAACAGGTATGCACAATGTATTCATCTTCAGCAAGAGCACGATTATATTTGATGCGTCCCAACACACGATGCACTGTGGTCATTATCTTGGTGCCATCCAGTCTCCAAGCACCCACCATGCCATAGCCTTGACGATGCTTGCCTGCTGTCCATTCCACACAACCATTGGTGCCTGACTGCTGATGACGATTGATGTAGTTTAGGTTGGTCCAAATGTCAAATATTTTTGTGCGTAGTTCTGTTCTGGGTCTTCCGGCCATGTTAGTTCTCCTTGTGCTGTTATTTATTGCTAATAAATAAAAGCATGAAATACACATGGCATCCAGCAGCAGGCACTGACATTGTGCCCATAGTCACAATCGCACAAACACATTTTCAAAACGAGATAGATGATATCTTTACTCCAGACCCCATTGCCTATTCACGCAATGTGGCACAGGCAGTGGTGAATCAGTTTTACACACCAGGGTCGGAACTGATAACAGTTGCTAAATCCAATGATACTGGCTGTATCTTGGCCTATCTGTGGACAATACGCAACCAACGAGCACCTTGGTCGGATGAGGAAATGTCAATGACACGCATGATTCACTTGGACATGTCATTGCCTGGCCGCACACGAGTACGATTGGTACAGGACATGATTGCGATACAAGAAACTTGGTGTGGTGCTTATGGTATAAAGATTGTGTGCTCAACCACAATGCGACACGAACAAGCAGGCTTCTTGGAACTGCATCGCCGCGCTGGCTACTCAGTTCGTGGTAGTTATTGCTATCGTAGACTTGAACACGGTACAAGTGGGCCTGCCAATTCCCTTGATGCCCCAGTTAGAAACACATAAAATCCCTGGGTTCTTGATGGTGTCCTAATGTGTTAACCTTAGTCCAGTGTAGCGTCCAACATCCAAATTGATTTGGCCAAGTCCAGGATTTGATCCTGTGCGTAATTGGCTATTTCTTCGTGACCTTCTGCAGTAGCAACTGCCATGAGTTCTTCATAGCAGCCTTTGAGGCTTTCCAAGTTGTCACGAACCGTGCCCAATAGGTCTTCACTGTCTCCTGCAACTTCGTCATCATCAATTTCACTGTCATTTAATATCTCCATTATGCTACGCGGTGCCGACTCACCTAAACTACGAATCAGTTCACCTATCTGATCAATTTGTGCTTGGCGTCGTTCATAAACACCCTGCAACAACTTGTGATCACTGCGGAAGTTTCTGCCCACTACATTTAGGTGTGCAGAATGGCTGCGGAAATATGCCACAAAGTTGTCATTGAATACTTGGGTTAGTTGTTCTACTGTGTTCATATATTACCTGTTGATTTGTGCAAGTTCTTGTGCGGTCCAAGGTCTGCGTGTGTTGGGATTGATTTCCATGCCGCGATATGGACCTTTTTGTGGCACAGGATAGTTCTGGTTGGCATTACCAGGCATCAATGCCGCAGTCAATCCAATGGCTGCTGGTGCTATGGATCTGGCAGCACCTGCCGCACTTTCAGCATATGGGGCAACTGCTCTTGCGCCTTGCATGACTTTGTCAGCAGCCACTCGTTGCATTTGGCGTGCATAATCCATACCGCGTTGCATGATACCAGATTGTTGTGCGGCAGCAGGTGCGGCAGGAGGAGCCGCTGGTGGAGCAACTGGTGGAGCAACTGGTGGAGCGGCTACAGTTGTTGGTGCAGGAAATTTTGCATTGAATCTTGCTTGTCGTCCGGCTTCAGCAGCCTGTTCGGCAGCGGCTCTGGCTTGACTGGCCAGGCTGCTTTGTTTCCAAGCCTGTAATCCTTTGTAGGCCAAAGCACCTTCACCGACTTTGACCAAGGCATCCATGGGATTGTCAGGTATAATGGCCTTGGCAGCAGTGACACCTTTTTCCATCCAATTGGCTTCGGGTGGCACGGCTGCGGCTTCTGTTGGCGGCACTTCCATGTTCACACTGGGTGGTTCGGCTCCGGCAGATTGTTGATCAGCACCACCAGGAGGTGGGCTTGATGCTAGATATTCTTTAATGTCGTCATCACTAAAACCAGCGGCTTTGAGTTTTTCTATTCTTGGATCCATTATCTATCTCCTGCCACTGCGGCCATAGCAGCCATTTTGCTTTGTTTGGTCTTGAATGACCATCCTGAACCTGCTGTGTATTCGGGGTTGGGATACACACGGAATGAGTGTATGGCAGCATCACGATAACGCTGTTGTGCCTGTGCATCGTTGGGATTGGCATTGGCTTTTTCTGCAAAAGGTTTGATCAAGTTCAAGCGTTCACGATAGATTGCATCGTATTGTCGAATGCGTTGATCTTCGGTCTTTTGCCAGGCTTGGTCAAATTGACTGCGTGTTTGGTATTGTCCTGTGGCCATCATTGCGGCTTTTTCTTGTGTCAAGTCGCCTTGGTACTGTCTGCGTCCCAGGCCATTGAGTGCGGCAAATGGTGTTAGATCACCAATGTTGGTCATGTTGGCTGCTTTGTTTGCTGCCTGTTCTGCATTGCTCACGCCACCACCACCAGTGTTGGCTTTGAGTGTGGCACGATTGATCTGTGTGTTCAACTGTGCATAGCGACTGAT